CTGAAGGTAGTCAACGATTACAAAGTCTGGCTTATACTGATCAATCTTTCCACGAAGAACTGATGGATTGATTTCTCCACCCTGGTCATTTGAAATTATATGAAACTCTGGCTTACCCTTTAGATGTCTTTCATGCCAAGCCTTAAGAGTATCTAACTCAACATCTCCGTTAGATAGTTTTCTGTGTGACCAAAGACCTTCTCCCATAATTGTAAATACACGGTTACGAACTTCTGTCTCGCTCATCTCAAGGGAAATTACAAGGGGTGTCTTACCCTGCTTCCAGGCCTGTACAGCGAAGTATAGAGCCATCCATGACTTTCCGATACCTGGGTATGCTAAGAAGACTCCTAACTGCCCTGGCATAATTCCAGAAGGAAGATAGTTATCAAACCCTGGTAGGTTGGTTTTAATTCCAACATGACCTGCTGCCTGCTGAACTTTAAGATTTTCAAAATAAGCAATTGCTGACTCAAGATCTGTTACATCGATGTCACGGATTGCTGAAGTGTTTTTCTTTAACTCTGATGTCTGTGTAATTAGATCATTTAATGCAACATTGCCCTGATTGTTCTGAACATTAGTTGCAGCAGACCTTAATATATCTTTTAGGCTATCGTTTAAGTATTCACCCTGTAACTCTTCAAGGTGATGCTTGGTTGCTCCAACGTTTGGTATTGGAGAGAAGTCTCTAAACTTTTCAGTAACAAGTTCTGCAGGTGGCAAAGACTTGTTGTTCTCAAAGTACAGCCTAATAAAGTTCCAGATATCTCCATGGGTTCTTAGAATATTGTCAACATTTGCCTGTAAAAGTACGTGGATCTGCTTGTCTTGAAGAACTGCAGTAATTAGTTTGGACTCTGTATTATTCACTTAGCCACTCCTTTGCCATTCTTCTACGCTCTGCTCTCTCTTCGTCGTCTTTCTTTTTATCTTTTTGTGCCTGCAATATTTTTTCTGCATTGTATGCAAAGTAGTTCCACGATGGATTCTCTGAAACCTTAAAGTAATACTCAAGTATATCGTAGCAACCAGAGAGTCCGTATGACTCTACAAGGCCATCAGAGGCCCACTGCTCTACGTTTAGATTCAGAGATGGCTTTGATTCGTACCTTGCGGTATGATACTTGCTGTATCTTGAAAGCAAAGCCATACGGTCTTTGCGTTCTGCCATTACTCGTTAATTTCAGACTTTGCTTCGTTAATCTTTTCAGTTAACTTATCTTCTACAAACTTATACACACGCTCAAATGCTTGATTTATATTCTCTCCATTTTTGCGTGAATCAACAATACCAAGATCAAGCCTTAGTGATTGGAAGTTTCCAAGGTTAAGTGTGTATCCAAGTGTAACAGATACTTTTGTGTCTTCGTTTTCCATTTCATACCCTTCGTTAAATAGATTCAGACCAGATTGGAATGAATCGACCATCTTCAGTTCTCGTATATGTAAGTATACCATCGCCCATTCTTCGTGTCAACTCTTGCTTGCTTGGGGTGATATCGTTTGTTATTAAATTATCTTTTCTTGGTCTACCAATATGGTACGTAGCAAGTATATCACGTATCTCTCTTACTTGCGATTCTGAGTAATATGATCTTACCCGAAACCCTCTTTCTCCACCCTTTTGAGATCCCGTTGGAAAAGGAATAACTCCTCGTCTCATTAGTGATGGCATATATTTTTTATGACGATTAACTAAATCAGCAGTCTCTCTTACAGTGTATGCTCGTTCACGTTTCTTTTTAAAATCAGAAATTAAACAACTTTCAATTTGGTCTTTTGTTATATTATAAACAGACATTATTCCATTAGATTTGTTTAAATGGTGTATTCTTACTAGGTCTCCGTTTAAAAACCAAACCTTTTTATTCCCTGGTATTACAGGGAGGACATTGTAGCCTTCGCTCTCAATACTTCCCTTTTTAATAGCCATAAACCCTCCGAAGAACTTGTTGGTGGATTAAAAAAATTTCTGTTACCACAGGACATGCAATATGTTTCAAGGTGCCCGACGGTACTGTACTGTCTGTCAAGAAACATTCTTCCATTACACTTTTTACATTTTAACATTAATTTGGTACGCCAATAATAATTAGGTTAACATTTACTGAAACATCTCCAGAAGCATTAAATCTTATAGTTCCTTCTATTCCAGAAGTTGTTGGATCTTTTAATATCACAGAAATATTTCCTCCAGCGGTTGTCGCCCCTACATTTATTGCTGTAGCGGTTACAACTGGAGCAAACTTAAATTCACCAGCAAATGAATGGGAGAATGAAATTTCTTCTCCAGGAATAACGGCCTTGCTTGTTGCAACCTTTTTAATAACACCCAAGACCCTAACCTCTCCAATTTTTTTATTTTGTGGTCCAGTATCTTTTGTATCAATAGTTACATAGTCATATCTTGCTGGAGATACATCTTTTGATACATCATTTATTGCTTGAGCCAATCTAGAAATATATGCAACATCTAGTGGTTGACCACGCTCAGGTAGGGGAATTTGTGCCATAGTATATTAATTATACCACTAAACGGCTGTCTGTGTTGATGTAAATATTGCAGAATCTATAAAATATTCTTTAGGATATGTTGGCACTTGAACTGCAACCTGAAACCAGGATATGCCGACTGGGACCAAGGTGCGAAAATCTGTTGAAGAAGAACTAGCAACATATGAAAATCCATTGTGTGGATCTGCAGAAGTTGGGTCAAATGTTAAATTTGTTCTTATATAAATATCGTAGTACTGAAAAACTTCAGATTGTGGGTGCTTCCATACCATGTTGATTGCACTTGAAGCAACTGTTACTGAGCACTGAACTTGTTTGTCTGGGGCATTTCTTGAAGGAACTGACAAGCCGTAGTATGGAGACCATTGAGAAAATCTGTTTTTGTCTTCTGAAACAATTCTATATCGTACAGAATATTTTTGTGTCTTTCCATTAAATGATGGTAAATCTTCTTTTTTAATAATAGCCTTTTTTATTCCTTGATCAGCCATTACAAAACATCCAGACCAAATCTAAACTCAATGTGATTTGTGCTATTGGCAATTTTTATAATTGGCTTTGAGTCTTTATTTTTTATAACTGAATATCCAGTTAGTCCATAAAGTGGATTTGATGATGTAGTATTTTCTAGTCTTAGTGCATCAAGACAAACATAGTAGTCATTAGATACTACATTATTTTTTATTACTGATACATAAAACTTTGCTACGTCTACACTCTTCCAAGTAAACCCATCACTCTTTGTTAAATCCTCAAACTTTTTAGTAGACACAAAGTATCTTCCAGTAGCAAAGTCTATATCTGGATCAGAGTTGAGCAGTACCGTTTCAAATCTTGCATACTGACCTGTCCCATGAACATCAGTCTCTGCAAACTCTATCATAATTCTAACTTCGTCTGGCTGAATGTCAGACTGTCCATCTTTATTTATTAAAGAAAATGCTAGTCGTAAATCATCTTTTGGAGATGCCTTGTCAAAATCTAAAGATACTCCAGTTATATGTATGTGGTTTCCTGAAACAATCTGAAGTTTTCCATTTGGAAGTATATTTATTTGCGAAAGATCTCCACGTACTGCCATAATATTATTTAAAAATCTACACCTTTCTCCCCTTGACTCACGTTTTTGAGTAGTAAAGATTGGGTTATCAGCATTTGTTTGAAACACAGTTTCGGTCTTATTTATAACATTATTGCCTGTGTGTAGTTCAGCCTCATAGGATGGGATGAATGTTGGCTGAGTGCTTCCGTGGTATTGCCAATTTTCACTATTGCTAAAAGAAAAAACTGTTCTGCTATCATTTGAGCCTGCATAAGGGTTTGATCCTGCTGAGTAAAGACCTACCTCTGTTATTTCATATCTTTCTGATGTCGGCAGTTCTGCAGTAAGCACAATTTTTGACTGTTGATCTTCAAAAACATATCCTCTGGATGTTATGGGTACACGAAACATTTCAAAATCTAAAGACTCTTTACTTTTTATTAATGCTTTTTCTTGATTAGAGAAAATATGATCTGAGTTAACTGGCTTTGCTCCGCAGCCAATAGCAATATAAGATGCATAGGCTGGTGCCTGACCTACAAGATATTTTGCTAAAATTGCTTGTCCTGTATTAGTTATCATTTTTATCCTCCATTAGTAATTGTATCATCAAAAATATCTCCTTGATTTAGTATTTCTATTTCAACCTGCTCACCTGGTTCAAGGTTTATTGTGTTGATGACAAGGTTTCCAGTTAATGCTTCTAAATATACTATTTCTTCATTAGGTCCCGTCCCCTTTTTAGGCAACTTTTGCTCAAGACCTATTGAAAAATTCTTAAAATATCTTTCTGATGTCCCTTGAAGTTTAATAATATTATTAGAGTTATAGTCAAGCATTATATTTTTTAAATTTTTAATAATACTATAAACAATGTCTTGACCATTTATAGCATCTGATCTTGATATATTAATTAATTCATGACCGCCTATATCTTGAAAAATAACTTCAGTCATAGAGTTAATATCTAAAGTATCATTTGTTAACCTTAAAAGAGATGGGGTTGCAATCTTTATTGCATCCTTTTTATCCGTTGGCTTATCAGCACTGGCTTGGTTTGCTGTTGCATCAGTTGCCATTATAAAACCTCACTTAAAAATATAGACATTTCTGGTCCAGCAATACTTTTAGAATATTCTATATTGTACACAACAAACCTAGAATCTTTAAGGCTTACTTTGTTTATATTATTTTCAACATAATCGATAGAAACTATGTCTCCTAATTGTATCATTGGGTTTGCAAATATCTTAAGCCCCACAGACTTTCTTGGTTTTGTAATTTTGTTTACAAGCCAAGACATTAAGTTTTCAGCATCGTCTTGTGACTGAATATAAGGGACATCTAGTGAAAAATCTTTTTTTCCATAAAGCATTCTGCTTGTTTTTATATCTTGATAGTTTCTTACAGTTTTATTTACAGATGTTATTAATCCATCTTCTTCAAACTGAGGATCTGAAAGATTACTATTTTTTGAAAAATATTCATCTACACTAAAAGTATTTGATGATTGCTGAGTAAAAGTTATACCAAGAATTCTTAAATAATTTCCACTAGTTTCATCTAGGTTAAGAATTTTATCTGTAGCATTAAATATTAAAAATTCTGCACCGTATGCACTTGACCTAAACCCAGAAACAACATAACCTTTTATTCCATTAAATGTTGGTGCTAGTTGTGCATACAATGCTGGGTAGGCAATATCATATTTAAAATCAAAGGATGCAGCCTCACGCATTATAGTTCCAAATTCATCAAAGTAAATGCTAAACTTATTTGGCTCTGATGAACTTATTCCTGATAAATACGAAGACTGAATAATTCCGCTCATTGCATACTTTCTTAATGAATCGTTTGAATTTATTTCAGAATCGCTAAAAGCATTTGATACAGGAGTGTTTAACTGAAACGATGTATTTTCTGAATAGTTATTTGCCAAAGCATAAACATTTTCAAACATAACTCTAGACGACCCTCTAACAAAAAGAGCAAGATTGTTGTATGCTGGAAGAGGCTTTTCGTCAAAAACAGTAGCGATTAGGTTATTATTAATATATAAAAAGAACCTTCTTCTTGACCCAACCTCCTGATACTCTACTGACAAATCATATACGGTTGGATTTTGCTCTGCTGACATTCTGTACTGTCCTGTAAATTTGCCATCATCTACGAATATGTTGGCAAGTCCTTGATACAAAATAGTAGGGATAGCACTTTCATTTGGACCCTGCTCTATTTTATAAAAAATAACATTGCTAACATTTTCTCTTTCTTTTGAATTTAAACTTGTTGCACCTAATGCAATTATCTCAAAGTAGTATCCGTTATTTGTTTCTGGATTAATCATCACTCCAAGCCCACCAGATCCTCCAGATATCTTTATGTCTTTATCTGCAGTTGTTCCTGGAACAACAAAAAGATCTGTTGCACCTATAGCGCTTTGACCTCTATTTGAATCATTTTCAATTTTTCCTATAACTCTAATCCTTGTTCCAAAATGTTTAAAATTATTTAGGAGTGGTTTGTATACGTAAGAAATAAAATCTGCTGGAGACTCTGTTGTCTTAAAGCCAGGGCCATTCATAACCAATGCAGAAGACTGTACTGTTCCTGTTTGAGTAGAACTCATAGACTGAACATTTGACTCCGAAACATATTTTGATGAAAGAAAGTTTTTTATAACTCCATTTCTTGATGTTTTTTGAGCAAGTAGATTAGTTGGTACATCTCCAATTTTAATTCCAGCAGGGCCAACTGTAGTTATTGGCAAAGTTTGATCTTTTCTAAATAAATACTTAGACTCCATATTGCAACCACGTACATTGCTATTGTTTGACCAATAGGCATTTAGGCCTGCTGAATGGCTAACAATAGGTGTTCCAAACTGACCTCTTCCGTGTTTTGCTACCGCTCCATTTTTTAATCTGCTCAAACTTCCAACATCTTCATAGTTTGGTTCAGAGTATATACGAACAAGACCAGTTGGATAAATCTTTCCGTTAAATGGTAATGACGAAAAATACTTATCATACTCTTGAACATTATTTATCCAAACATTGCCAACTCCAGCAACACTATACTGAACAGCGTCATACCTTATAATTTCTCCATTAGAATAAAAATATCCATTATATCTTGTTACCCAATAAACTGCTTCTCCAAGATCTATTGTATTATCAACCACTTTTCCATTATCAACAGTAGGAACACTTGAAGATAAGGAAGAGTTTAGAGGAATAGCAGAAAGTGCATAACTTGACATATTGTTTACTTCTGAGTTAATTGATTTTGTATTTTCTGTTCCCGATACCTCCCAAAGAAGAACTGGCTTATAGACCCAAGACTTTTCCATATCGATTAGTCCTGCTTCTTGTATAGTGCCAACGCTTCTTTGTATGCTTCTTGTAGTATAAGATATCTTGCCATCGTTATATACTTGAGTGTCTTGTGCGGTAGCCTCTATAATATTTGATAGTTTGGGTTTTGTATTTTTGTTTTTAATAACTTCAAAAGGTTCAGAATCTGCAGATCCATAAAGAGTGAGGTCAGTAGGTCTTTGCGTTTTTGTTGGCATTATATATTCTTTGCTCATCATAACAAAGTTGTTATACTCATCAAAGAACATTGCAGTTTGAGTTGACAATGCTATGTCTTCTAGTATTTGGGCAACGCTTTTGTCTGGTGGAATAAAAAAATATGGTATGACCATTTCTGATTCTTCTTCAACTCTTTTAAATACATAGTTAGAAAAACCAATTGAGTCTAGCAGAATAGAAACTGCTGCGCTGACAGAAACATTAGTAAGAAAAAGTTCTGGCGCAGTTTGAGATTCAAAATATAAGTATAGATCTCTTAAGTTTAAAGAAACATTTTTAGACTGATTGTCTATTGTGGGGAATCCATCAGAATACATTGTTTTGATTGGAACATAATAAACTACACCTGCTCTATCTGTTAACGCTTCATATATCTTTACTTGAATATTATTTAGTGAGTATTGAGAAATTATGCTGTTTGTGTTTAACGAATTAAATGAGTCATCAAAATCAAAAAGTTCTACTGTTCCTGTGGATGCAAGAAGTTGTCCTACTGGCATACCACTAACTCCAAGATCTGAGGCACTTTTATTTATAGAAAATGACTGAACTCTATCAGACACATCTGCTGTAAGTCTGGGGGAAAACTCTATAAGATCGAATGTGGAGTCAAATTTTTTCATAGTTTCTACAATAATTCTTATGCCAGAAATATATTCAAATTCCTTATATTTTGCTGCACCATTAAAAATATGTGATTTTGGATTATTTAATTCAGTAACAAAGTTTGTCAAAATATTTACTTCTTCTTCTTCAAGTTTCCATCCGTATGACGGTGTAAATGTTTTCCATTCATCCCTATACCATATATAGTATGTACCAAAATCTCCAGAGTTTCTAATAACTAAAAATGCATCGCCATCTCTATTTCCAGATTGTGGGATTAGTGTTGATGAAGATACCTCACCAAGATCATTAAATATATTTGAGTATAATTTTGGAACTATTAATCCATAGGATAACTCAACATACCCATCTGCCTTTATAATTTTTGTGCCATCATTTCTTTTGCTTTCACTTGAAAAAGATATTGCATCTACCCAATTATTATTTTTTAAAACTTGAACCTTCCAATTTTCTGGAGTTGTTTGATTTAATTCTCCAAAATAGGGATGTGGAAAAGAATCGCTTTTGTTTGTATAGGTTCCAGAGTTATAGTTACCTACGTTAGTTTGCATTTTTACAACAATTCTATTTGCTGGAACTTTATTTTTATAAACAACAAAAGGGGCTACATCTTCAATTGCATGTTTACCATTTACAGTTTTATTAGAAATACCGTACTCAATTCCATTTTCTGTTCTAAAAGAAGTCCAATACTTAAATGGATCTTTTTTGTCTGGCATATAATATCTTGGGCTTTTTGCCATATTAATATTTGCGTTATGCAAAAATCTTCCATTAATAAAACTTGCTTTATTAATTCCAGATCTTGGTCTAAATGGTTTAAGGCAATCTTCTAAAGAGTACAACATTTTAACTTTTTCTTTGTTTGTAGAAAATAGTGTAGGGTTTTCATCATCATCAAATCCTCCGTCTATAACTACATCTGCATCAGTTCCTCCAGTGTAATAATTCCCAAAATCTTTAATGTCAAAAGTATTTGGTATTGCTCTATAAGGAGAAGATACCTGATTGGGTCTATACCTATAGTTGCCAACCTTTAAAATATTTGTTGCTATGTTCATATTCCATTCAAGAACAACAGAAGACTTTGTTTCAACAGATGAACTTGTTTCTATATAATTTAATAAATCTTTATCTTGAAACATTACGCTTCTTCCAAAACTAAAGAGACATTCCAAAAATCAAAGTTAAGACCACTTCTTTTTACAACTGAATAATTAAAGTCTGAAAAAAATACTTCTATTACCTCGTTGTATTTGTTTGCATTATTAAATCTTCCATCTACTTCAGTTTGAATTGGATTTTCAAAGTTTGTATATTTATCATACGCAAGGTATACCCAAAAAGATCCCTTATGGTTTTTATACCAGTCAAGTAGTTCTACTCCGCCTGCTCCACCATCACTAGTAAACTCTAATGGGCTTTGTCTTGTTCCTGTCTTAACCATGTCAGGATTTCCATTAGAATCAAATCCAGGATAAGTATCGTATGCTCTTGATGGTAGCATGTCCCAGGATACTGATATTTGAAGTTTATCGGCAATATGATAAGATCTCATACGACCATTAATCATTCTCTCCCTTTTTTCTATTCTGAAAGTATTAAAGGTTATGGGTGACCTGTTATCATCAGATAGTATTATAAACTCGCCAGAAGAGTCTCCAGAGGCTGATGCTGACCCTATTTCAACTCCCGAAGGAATGTGAAATCCATCAACCTTGGTTCCTTGGTTGTCTGCAAAAAGCATGGCTTGAGGTCTTTGATATTTTTTACGACCAGACATATATGTGTTATTTGTCATTAAATTCTAACTCCTCTAATCTTTTGTGAATCAACGCTCTTTATTTGAGCCATTACTGCTCTTGCGATTTCATCTGGGTTTGAATCAGAGGTTACATTCACATTAATACTATAATTATACACTGAGTCGCCTACTGATGAGCCATTATTTATTGCCCTCATTGTATCTGCACCATGTGTATCTACTGCATACTTGCTCATAACAAACTCTCCTGGAGTTAACATTGCTGGAATTGTATCTGTTCCAGAAGCATAACCACCTGCAGCAAAGTATTTTGGAATTAGGCCACCCTTAGAAAGCATCATCATGTCTCCAAAGCCACCGCCACCGCCTGTGCCAATACCATTTCCTATAACTTTATCATTAGCAGATTTTTCTAAAGCAGATCCTAAAGAAGAAACGCTTGCAATAGCCTTTGATGCTCCGTATGCAGAAAGACCAGTAATACCAGCCACTGCTGCAGTAAGAGTTGCAACTGCAGACTTGCTAGTACCAATTTTTGAAGTATTCTTTAAACTTGGCTCAACTATACTAGGAATCTCTGTCCGTGGAACAACAACATTTTCTCCATTTTTTGTTACAGTTACAAGTTCTGGACCATCTATAACTTTTAGTCTCATTCCAGGAATATTTCCAACACCCCAATTAGTAAATGCATCTCCATGCCTATATCCAAGATATCCAGCCTTTAGAAGTTCTTGCATAAATGGATCAGTTATATCTGCATTTATACTACCCATACTTCTTGGTTCTTGACCAGTTTTTTTAGCATATTTTGCTTGAAACTTTTTTAGATCATTTGGGTCTATAAACCCTTTACTTGTTAGAACTTTAAGAACTGCTTTTGGTGTTAAATCTACACCAAATTGAACTGGACCAAAGTGTTCAAAGTTACGCTTACTTGCTAATGAACTTGTTGCACTATAAAGTCCTGGACCAAAGGCATTTGCTGGTGTTTTTGCACCATCAAGTTGTGATGCTAAGAATCTTTCTAAAGGAGAGTCAATTTTATCCTGGATCGTTCCACCTCTATGTATACCCCTTTTCATTTGAATTAGGGATCCAAGCCCACCTGGAATTGAATCAATTACGGCTTGAATTTTGTATTGCTTTGCCATTTCTAAATCTGTAAGAACACTGCCCTTTCTAGATAGTGTTTTTGCCATATCCATATTTCTTCCAAAGTTTGTGTTTGCAAACTTGCCTACTAAGAAGTCTTGTGCAGAATCTTTAACTTGACTAAATTTTGATGTAATTGGTTTTGCAATATCAGAAGCAATATTTTTAAATAGGTTACTATATGAAGCAGTCCTGTTTGCCCCTTCTCCTGAGATCATAGATCTTTGGATGTATGAACGCTCATCCAAAGGAGTGTCTATAAGTCTTTTAGGGTTAAATGCTTTTCCTAGATCAGCAACGGTTGGGGCTATCTTGGCTGCCAAAGTGCTACCAAGTTTTGTGCTCATAAAAGCACTGTTTATTGTTGGATCTTTGTCTCCATACTTCCAAGCCATACGTACTTTAGTATTAAAATTGTCTAAAAATCTTCTAGGGGCTGCTACAGCATTTGCTAATGCATTTTGTACTGGGTTCATTCCTGCTATTTTCATGGAAAGCCTTGTGTCCCAAGGTTGTTTTGGCATAACCCATTCATCTAATGTATCGAAACTTCCCCAACCATCATCTTTTGAAGTTCCCCAATTATCAAGATTTGACTCTTTTGAAGATAGCGTACTTGCCTTAGGAATTAATTTTTCTTCTACTAAACTTGTACTTGGTTTGACTGCACTTGGTGCAACTGGCTTTGTTGCTAGTCTACTAAATATATCAATACCATTTTTTGCAAGAGTTGTCCTGACTCCTTGAGGAATTGCATTGCTAACAAATTTTCCTACTGGCTTTAATAATTTCATCAAAGGAATAGGAACAACAGATAGTGCAGCCGTTATATTGTCTTTAGCATTAGACTTCATTTCTTTACCATCAAGTTTAGCCATAATCATTCCTGGGATACCGCCGTACTTAGCCAAATCGTAACCAGTTTTTCCAATTGATGGTAGTCCAAAGAAATTAGCAACTTTTTCAAATTGCTCTTTTCTAATTCCTGGCTTGTGGCCATCTCTGGTTAATCCAGGGCCATGCTGATATCTATTTTCACGTGAATGATCGAGACCATTGTGCTTATGTCCTACTGGTCCACCGTCATGGAATCTTTGAACATTTATATCATTTAAGAAGTCTTGACCATACTGATCAACTGCAGACTTTCTAACCACGAACTCTCCAGGTGTTAGCATTGCGGGAACTGTGTCTGTTCCCTTTGGAGTAAATCCACCATTTGCAAAATACTTAGGAACAACTCCTCCAGAACTTAGCGCTCTCCAATTTTGAATAGAGGCAAATAAATCATCTCCTGTTTTTTTATCCTGTGCATCCTTTAATAATTTAAGGGCTCCATCTGCTGCATCTTTTGCCGCTTTGTCTGCTGCATCTTTTGCCGCTTTGTCTG